ACCTAACTTTGCAATAGGCGATTGAAAATAGGTTTCATAGGGCACCATATATTCATTCACCATAAACTCCTTATTTGGGGCATCTGATGGCATGTTATAAGCCACTAATTTTTTTTCTTCCTTCTCCATACCCAAAGGTAATTATTTTCTTTTTGATTCGAAAATATTTTCTAAACATTTTTCATACCAAATTTAACAATTCAAAAAAATACTTGCCGATACTAATTATTTTAGTTATATTTGAATATAATTTATGCCAATCAGCATTTTAATCATAATGAGATCTAAGCCTCCTAAATTTACTGCCATCAAGCTAAATCAATTGATTGACGCTTATTTTATACATATCAATGGCGAATATCACCTTGATGCGAAACCCGCTAAAACAACTAAGGCTACAACCACTCCCGAAGTAAAAGTATGGGATAGACAACCTGAGCCCGCCACCATCACAGGCCTTGCCCTTTACCTTGGCTTTAGCAGTCGCCAGGCTTTTGATAATTATGAAGACACTGGCAAGCATGCACTATTGCTAAAACGCGGGCGCTTACGAATCGAAGCCGAATATGAAAAGAAACTTCATCAACAGCCTGCAAGCGGAGCCATATTCGCCCTCCGAAGCATGGGTTGGAATGAAAAGACCGAAGAAAAGATCAATATCGATCCATCCGCAAAAACCCTAAAAATTAAAATACTCGAAAGCGGCCCACTACCCGCAACCAACGAAAAAGATGTAATGCTTTAATTAAGTATGCCATTCATCATCAAAATCATACTAATGACTAATGACTAATGACTAATGACTAATGACTAATGACTAATGACTAATGACCAACAATCCACTATCCTATTCAAACAAAACTATAATGCCTCATCCCACGTAATAGTTAATCAGGGTGGCACAAGTTCGGGCAAAACGTATGCTATTGAGCAGGTGCTTTTTTGTTTAGCTTGCGAAAACCCAAACCAGGTAATTACCGTAATTGGACAAGACATCCCAAACCTTAAAGCCGGCGCCCTGCGCGATGCCTTAAGTATCTATAACAGTTCAGAACAATTAAAAATGATGGTGAAAAGTTATAATAAGTCTGACAGGATCTTCGAGTTTCATAATGGCACCATTATGGAATTTAAAAGCTATGATAATGCCCAGGATGCAAAATCAGGCAAGCGCGATTATCTCTTTGTAAACGAAGCAAACGGCATTAATTGGGATATTTATACCGAACTGGCCCTGCGCACTTCCAAACGCATCTTTATTGATTATAACCCCAACTATAACTTTTGGGTACATGAAAACCTGGTAGGCAAACCGGGTGTACAAATGATCATCTCCGATCATCGTCACAATCCATTTGTACAGCAAACCGTACGCGACAAAGTGGAGGCCCTTAAAGCTGTCGACATTGAACTATGGAAAGTTTATGCCCGTGGTTTAACAGGCAAAATTGATGGCTTAGTATTTACCAACTGGCATATTTGTGATGATATTCCTGCTGATGCAAAACGCATTGCTGCCGGGCTCGATTTCGGCTTTACTAACGATGAAACCGGTTGCCTTGAAGTGTTCACACAAAACGGTGAACTTTGGGTTGATGAGCTTTTTTACGAAAACGGTTTAACCAATACCGACATCGCAAAAAAATTAACCGGGGCCGGAATCAGTAAAAGCACCGAAGTAATTGCCGATAGTGCCGAACCAAAATCCATCGAAGAACTCAAGCGTTTGGGGTGGAATGTTAAAGGTGCCAAAAAAGGTGTCGACAGTATCAAAACTCCATCGATATTCTGCGCAGGTACAAAATAAATATCACCCGCCGCAGTGTCAATTTACGGCATGAAATCGGCCGCTATAAATGGCGTGTCGACCGCGCCGGAAAAGCTATAAATGAGCCGGTTGACGCCTACAATCACCTGATAGATCCTTTACGATATATTGCACTTAATAAATTAAAAATAAATACATTTACGTCACCCCGGTCGCGCTTGCCATACAAGGGCAAGGCATGGCAGGAACCGCTTGCAAACTTGATAATAATATGATTGAAAAAACACTAAAAACTACCGGGGGTAAGTTGCAGGTAAAAATACCAACCAACCTTAATGAGGTTACCCTGGGCCAAATGATGGAACTGCAGGAAAAGCATTCCCTTAATGATCTGGATGCCATCAGCATCCTGTCGGGCATAGCTATTGAAGAGCTTTATACCGTAAGTAATATTAATGATTTTCAGGCATTCGGCAATTCTGTATTGGCACTATCGAGCCAGATAAAACACTTGTATAATAGTGATGCCATTCCGCATAAAGTAACTTTTATGCTGGGTAAAAGAAAAGTAATGGTAAACGTTATCCGTAATCTTTCAGTTGAGCCGGCAGGCGCATTTATGGCAGCGCGCGATATTATTGCCGATGAAATAAACGATACCATTAAACTGCACGGCGAAGAACATTGGAAAGACAATTTTCATCCATCTTTAAAAGCCTCTTGTCACTTACTGGCCCATTACTTTTTTTGTAGGGCTACAGGCAAAAAATATAACGAGCACGAAGCCGAAGAATTTGCCACCGAAATAAAAAAACTACGGGTAACGGAGGCACTGCCCATAGCCAAACATTTTTTTACCAGTTATCCAGACTTATTGAAACAGAAAATAGGCTTCTTTCAACGCCTGCATCAATACTGGAGAAGAAGGCAGGTATTCAGGCGTTTGAAAAATTTAAATACATAAATACCATAAACTCCCTCGCCGCCGGCGACATCACAAAATGGGACACCATCCTCAACATGCGCTACGAGCGTGTCCTAACCAAACTTTTACTTAATAAAACCGAAGCCGAATATCAAAAACGCTATTCGGAATTATTGAACGCACAGCGATAAGAGAGAAGCAAGAGTTGAGAATCAGGAAATCCAAAACATTTTCAACTTCAACCCAGCGCGCAAGCCCTCCCCCGACAAAAGGGGTGAGCCGGGAGTATGGCCAGCTCCGTGGAAGCATCCCTTTTGTCTTGATCTTTTGATTACTTTTTGTATCAAGACAAAAAGTAACAGGCATAACGCTCTTTAGCGATACCATCAGACAAGTAACCCCTAAATACCAACACAACCACCATGATACGAAACCAAATTCAATCCATAACACAAACTCTCAGCAGCAACCCCACGTTCATATACGGTACAGCTAACGAACTTAATCTGTTCGCAGATGACACAGAATCTTTCCCCTGTGTTTTCATGTACCCACTACAACCAGTCGATATATCATCACAAATAAACGGTTCCGTTGATAACACCTTTTCCATCTACCTCGAATTCCTGTTCAAAACCGAATTCGACCAATATACAGCCGACAATGAAATTTACGTTACCCAGGCATTACAAATGGCCAATGAGTTTATAGTAAAAGCCACCAAATATCGCGAAGGCGAAGGCAGATATTTCCGCATCAAAGCAGGCGAAAAAGCCAAATCTATGCCCGTCTACAACAAATTTGACGTAAATACAACAGGCGTAAACCTAACAATAACTTTAGCAACAATGTATTACGATAGTTTCTCATAAAAAATCAAGTCGCAATAAATAACCAGCCCTCAATAATCTAAAAAGCGCCAGCCCTCCCGACAAAAGGAGCGAGCCGGGAGTATGGCCCGAGCGCTGAAGCATTCCTTTTGTCTTGATTTATTCACCAGTTAATTGTTTTTTATTGGTGTTCGTGAGATCGCTACGCTAAGTTTTTTGGTTACTTTTTGTATCAAGACAAAAAGTAACAGGCATAGCGCCTATAGCGATACCAAGCGACAATGGCTATTTCTGAAATAATAACGTTTACGCTGCTGACTTGATTTTTGGTTCTTTGTATCAAGACAAAGAACAAAGCTTTAGCGGCAAGCAACCATTAACAACTATCAAATGACCAATAACCAAATCCTAACCGATCTCCTAACAAATATAAAAACCGACCTAATCAATTCCCTCCAATCCAAAGGAAGTATTGCCACGGGCCAAACCGCACA